ATGAAAGGAAAAATGCTTGATACCTTCGAGCGTTGGAAAGAGTCTGGACAGTTAGATACAAAATTAAAAGCAATATCTGAGATGATCTCTAAAAGAGCAACTCAAAAACAGATTGCTCAGTACTTAGGAGTTACTGAAAAAACATTAATCAAGTTAAGAAAAGTACATCCTAAATTGGATAAGGCTTTTCAATATGGTGATGAAGAGTTAAAACAAACCTTACTTGATTCCATGTATCAAAGAGCCGTTGGTTTTGATTATGAAGAAACACAAACCATCATAGAAGAAACCAAAACAGGTACTAAAAAAAGAATTACCAAATATAAAAAGAAATCCTTACCTGAGATAGCTGCGATTAAGTATTTACTGATTATCAAGTTTGGACTTGAATATAATGATAAAAAAGAAGAAATAGAACTGATGAATAAACGCTTAGAAAAAGGTGAGGAGGTTTGGTCGAATGAAAATAGTCATAAAGAAAGTAACCCAATTAAGCGAATACGAAAATAATCCACGTCATAATGAAGAAGCTATAGAAGCAGTAGCAAACAGTATCAAATCATTTGGCTTTAAGGTGCCTATTGTGATTACATCCGATCATGTTATCATTGCTGGACATACAAGGCTTAAAGCGGCAATTTCGCTTGATTTAGAAGAAGTGCCATGTATCATCGCTGATGACTTATCAGAAGATCAAATTAAGGCTTTTAGATTAGCAGATAATAAAACTGCAGAACTTGCGACTTGGGACTTTACTAAACTTGAAAATGAATTAATTGATATTGATATGGATATGCTTCAGTTTGGTTTTGAAGAACTAGAAGAAGGTTTACCTGATAATGCATCAGATGATGATTTCGATATTGATGAAGAAATCCCTGAAACACCTTTCTCACATCCTGGTGACATTTATGAACTTGGTGGACACAGAGTCATGTGTGGTGATTCAACAAGCGAGGCAGATGTTTCTGAATTAGTTGATGGAAAACAAGTGGATATGATTTTTACGGATCCACCATATAACGTGGATTACGAAGGAACTGCGGGAAAAATCAAAAACGATAAGATGGAAGATAATAACTTCTATCTTTTTCTATACGATGCTTTCAATAACATGTTTCAATACATTAAACCTGGTGGCGCCATCTATGTCTGTCATGCAGATACTGAAGGATTAAACTTTAGAAATGCATTCAAGAATGCTGGTTTTAAACTTGCTGAATGTTTAATCTGGGTTAAAAATGCCTTAGTCCTTGGAAGACAAGATTATCACTGGAGACATGAACCTATTCTATATGGATGGAAAGAAGGCGCAGCTCATTACTTTGTTGATGACCGTTCTCAAGACACCATTTGGGAATATAACAAACCAAGAAAGAATGAAGAACATCCAACGATGAAACCTTTAGAGTTAGTTGGTAAAGCTATCGCTAATTCATCAAGACGTCATGAAACAATTCTTGATCTCTTTGGTGGTTCAGGTTCAACAATGATTGCATCAGATCAACTTGATCGTAAATCATGTTTAATGGAACTTGATGAAAGATTTGTGGATGTTATTGTGAAAAGATACATTAAGCATAAAGAAACAAATGAAGATTGTTATTTAATTAGAAATGGTAAGAGGTCCAAACTAAGCTCTTTTGATGTATTTGAAATATAATCACTATAGTGAGAAAAATGACTTGCTATTTAGTCCCTTTAGAGTGATATATAGTGTAAGCAAAAAATACAAAGGAGACTAAAATTATGAAAAAAGAGATGAAACTGAAAGACTTTATTGAAAGATTTAAACAAGGTGATTTTGAATCGAAAGATGTTCACACTCAAATCGAAGCTGGTTGGTACGATTGGTTTTGTAAGGATGAAAGCCTAGCCAACAAAACAAAACGTATGGGTAACATTGTCAAACAATTAAAAGACGGTGGAAAAGTTAATCTTGAAACCATGTATGTTTGGTTTAAGAATAACTGCCCACTTGCAGGACCTTTATATGATGATTTCAGAATTGCAGACATTGAAACAGGCGATACCTTATTCACTATAACGATTAATTGCTTTAGAGAAGAAAAAAGATATTCAGTCTATGGTAGAAAAAATGATTTTATAGATCCACTCTTTGAAACAGATAAATCAAGAGAACTTGTTAACTGGCTCAATGAAGGGTGGAGTGAATAATGTATAAAGAATTCAATGCTCATCCTAAAGGACTAAAAACATCTGATTGTGTGGTTAGGGCAATCGCAACCGCGACAAATTCAGATTACTTAGAGACTAGAAGAGAACTTAACAGAAGAAAACGTGAACTTGGATATACGAGTTATAAGGACACAAAGTTCTTATACGATTACTTCAAAGGATATCCAAGACTCATCTTTAAACCAGTTAAAGGTGAACCTAGAATCAAGGGTAGTGATTTTACTGAACTACATCCAAAGGGAACTTACATCCTTAAAATGGCTGGACACATTACAGCTTGTGTTGATGGAGTCATACTTGATACGTGGGATTGTAGTTATCGTTCAGTTTATACAGCGTGGGAGGTAAAATAATGAAAGTAAAATTTATTAGAAAAGCAGAACATGAAGAGCTCATTCCACAAGATGAGTTTGTGGTTGAAAAAGAAATAGTTTTAGATAAGTTATCATTTGAAGAGTTCATTAATAATCCTCTTGGATATTATGACTTTATAAAAGAAAATACTAACATAATGTATTGTGACAATGATGGATTATTCCACTGTATTTATGTAACGTCAAATGAACATGACTTTGGGATACTCGTAGAAAGTGAAGGTTATCACTATGCGAGGTATACAGCCTATTTACCAAAAACAAACCTTGGGAGCTAAAAGCTCCTTTTTTTGTACTTGAAAGTGAAGGAGATTATATTATGCAAAGAGTAACAAGTGAATCAGTTTTTCAAGGACATCCTGATAAGGTATGTGATCAAATTAGTGATGCAATATTAGATGCATTACTAGAACAAGATAAAGAATCAAGAGTAGCTGTTGAAACTGCAATTAAAGATAATCTAGTATTTATCTTTGGTGAAGTAACAACTACTGCATCATTAAACTATAAAGCAATTGCTAAAACCGTATTAAAAGATATCGGTTATGATGAAGACTTTGTAGTTATAGAACAGATTAGCAAACAATCGCCTGATATTGCATTGGGTGTTAATAAAACAGAGAATAAAGAACAAGGTGCAGGCGACCAAGGGATTATGTTTGGTTATGCTTGTAATGAAACTCAAGAATTTATGCCATTACCAATTATGCTCGCTCATGAAATATCCAAAGAAATTGATAGAGTAAGAAAAGAGCAATATCCTCATATCTTTGGTCCTGATGGCAAATGCCAAGTAAGTGTTGATTACAAAGGTGGAAGACCAATAAACATTCCAATCATTGTTGTCTCTGCTCAAACGAAACCTGGTGTTTATAGAGAAGTGTACGAAGAGATTATAAGACAAGCAATTCTTAGAGCAGTTGGTAGACATGATTTATTAAATGGTACACAGATCTTAATTAATCCTACTGGTGAGTTTATCCTTGGTGGACCTAAAGCTGATTCAGGATTAACAGGTAGAAAAATCATTGTGGATACTTACGGTGGTTACTCTAGACATGGTGGCGGTGCCTTCTCAGGAAAGGACGTAAGCAAAGTTGACCGCAGTGCGGCTTATTATGCAAGATACGTAGCAAAAGCCGTTGTAGGGGCAGGTTTAGCGACACACTGCGAAGTCTGTTTAAGCTATGCAATTGGTGTAGCAGAACCAACAAGTATCTTAATTAATACCTTTGATACTGGAGTAACATCAGATCAAGAAATCTCAAAGTTAGTTAATGAGGTATTTGATTTTAGACCAGGTGAAATGAAAAAAGAACTTAAACTAGACAATGTTAAGTTCAAACGAGTAGCAACTTATGGTCATTTTGGTAGAGAAGATTTAGATGTTCCTTGGGAAGATGTAGATCATAAAATTGAAGAACTACTAGAATTATATGAAGAAGCCTAAGATATTACATAACTTCTATAAATCGACTGTATGGCAAGTCGCAAGACAAATCAAATATCAAGAACAAAATGGTAAGTGTGAACGATGTGGTCGTATAGGTGAAGAAGTTCATCATAAGATTAGATTAACAATTGATAATGTAAAGGATCCAACGATTAGTATTAATCAAGAAAACCTAGAACTTCTTTGTAAAGACTGTCATAACAAGGAACACAAAAGATTTACAAAAGAAAAAGAATTCGATAGTGATGGGAACTTAATTCCAAGATAACCTCGTATTTGTATTATAACTTTGGTATAATTACAAAAAAGAGGGGGACGAAATAATGGCGATATATCCAATAACATCAACAGAACAGTTACTGTATTCGACAGTAATGATTAAAACGAGTACAGGAAGTGGTACAGGTTTTTTTTATAATTTTGATTTGGAGTCAAATGTTACTATTCCGACGATAATAACAAATAAACATGTTATAAATCATAATGAAAAAGAGCAGATATCTATAACATTTCATACGGGAAGCGCGATAAATAAGGTGATTGACAAAGGAAGTATTCAAGTTAATCTTAGCGTAGAATGGCATTTTCATCCTAATCATGATTTATGTTTTACATTTTTAGGTCCAATTATAGATTTTGTATTGAAAAAATATAACAAGAATATTTTTTATGTTTCATTAAATAGAAATAATTTTTGGTTACCAAATGAGCTTGAAAAATTAAGTGCTGTAGAAGATGTATTAATGGTTGGCTATCCTATTGGGTTATGGGACAAAAAAAATAACCTTCCATTGTTCAGAAGGGGAATCACAGCTTCTCATCCAGGTATTGATTTTGAAAAAAAAGACATCGGTGTTGTAGATATGGCATGTTTTCCAGGTTCATCCGGATCTCCAATTTTTATTGACAGTGTAAGTGCCTATCATGATAAAGACGAAAACAAGTATGTTTTGGGAAAGAAAAGAAGTATATTTTTGGGAATTCTTTATAGTGGACCAATAATGAATTCTGATGGTGTAATTGAAGTTGAGGAAATACCAACAAAAGCAATAATGAAGTCAGTAACACCTCTTATGATTAATCTAGGGTATTATATTAAAGCTAATCAGCTTCTTGAGTTCTATGAAACTGTAAACAGAATCTATGACAAATCAAAAAAGATAAGTGAAGGAGAGAATAACATTGATTAACGTTAAAGACTTTTCTGATATTTCAGAAAATATATATAATAAAATCACATTAATCATAAATGAAATTGTTGATAGCACAAGTAAGTATAAAATAGAGTATATAAATAATGATGTTGCAAATTTCAAATCAGACATAAGTAACCTTGATGTGAAAAGTAAAGAAAAAGGATACGTATATCTATTATTTGATGAAACAAATAAAAAATGTCTATATGTGGGTAAATCTAATGATTTAAAAAAAAGGCTCAAACAGCATATGGAGTCACCAGTAAAAAGCACAAGTTCAAAATACTCAGAAGTAGTTAAGTACGTAGCATCGGGGAAAAGTATCATATATTTTGATTTTATAAAAGTAAATCCACCTGAGTTGTATGGTGCGGTGGAGGGACAAATTATATCAATTATTGAAGAAACACAATACAATGATATAACAAGAAAAAACTTTTGGAATTCCAGACATGACTAACCCCCCCCCTAGGATATAATTGAGTGATTTGATGGGTACCGCGTAGGGGGACAATTAAAATACACGAGGTCATATTTTTGAAAATCTAATTTTTATGGAGGATAAAATATTGAAAAAACTGAAATATCGTAAGACTACGGAACATAATAAAGAAACTGATACAATAAGTCATTTCTATGATATTGAACCAGATTTTACACTTTTTCAATACAGACAGTGTTCATCATATAATCTTAGTTCATTAGTTGATGATTCATTATGGGGTTCTACACCAGATAGATTTAATGATCCATATGACAGTGTTTTTCGGTTTGATTTTCCAGCTGCCATTAAGTATGCTCAAAGTATTATAAGTGAGGAAGATATACAAAGCTTAAATGACTCAAAAAGGAAAAAAAGCAGTAAAACAATTATCAAAGAGTTTTTTGATGACCAATATGTAAGTTCAGTAACTACAATGAAAAGATCAGTTCTAATAACTTGCCTTTCTGAGGTTGGAGATAGTGAAATCATGTGGTCCCATTATGCTGATAATGGAAAAGGATTTGTGGTTGAATATAATTTTGATGATTTACAATTTATGATTAATAAAGAGATCGAAGTCAGAAAGCAAATGTCTATTGAACAAAGTCGATTATTCAATTTATTAGATCTAGAGCAAGATAATTGGAATAAATTATATGGAATTAAGCCTGTTCTTTACATTAATAGTAAATACAAAGCTAATGAGTTGCTGAATAAAACTATAGATTTACTTAAGGAAAATCTTGATAGAATAAAAAATAATGAAGAACCAATAATTGATTTTAACAGTATAATTAAAAGGTTTTATGATCCTGTACTTCAAGAGAAAATTTCTACAAATGTATATTACATTAAGAAAAGAAATTGGATATATGAAAAAGAGTGGAGAATTGTGATGCCAAACATGGTATTAAATCAAGCTTATTTAGACAATTCACACGATATGGTTGGCTATGTTAGACCAAAAGCTATTTATTTAGGGGAATATATTATGAAAGGTCATGAATTTTTGATAAAAGAATTTGCAAAAAAGAACAATATACCACTTTATAAGATGAGTTCTGGAAATTATAGAAATACTAGAATTTTGAAACCTATACCAATTAAAAATGAAAAATAAGATTAGTTTAGAATACGAGCGACTAAAGTCGCTTTTTTCTTTGATTGATGAAACAAAGAAAGAACTAGTAGATAACTTAATATATCAAGCTGCATTTATGAATGTAGAACTAACTAAACTTCAAGAACAAATGATCAAATATGGTGCAATCCAAATATCAAGTAAAGGTGCTCAACGTCAAACCGAAGCAGCTAAATATTATACAAAACTTGTTAATGCATATGGAACAGTTATAAAGACTTTGAACTCAATTTTAGGAACACAAGTGAATGATGGAGATGATGCTTTTGATGAATTTCTTAAGAGAGCTAATGAATGAACTATCTAGTTGAATATTATAATGAAATACAAAAAGGTAATATTCTAGTCGGTGAGGAACTTAAAAATCAAATAGATAAGTTAATTTCTGATCTAGATAATCCTAGATACATCTTTGATGAGAAACCGGGAAACTTAAGAATAGATTTTATTCAAACTTTTTGTAAGCACACTAAATCACCTTTCAATGGGCAACCATTTATCTTAGAGCTTTGGGAAAAAGCAATCATTCAAACAGCTTATGGTTTTAAAATAGCTGAGACAGGGTTAAGACGATTTAATGAAGTCATATTATTAATTGCTCGTAAGAATGGAAAGACAACTTTTATTGCTGGATTAGATCTTGCAGAGTTCTTTTTATCTAGAGGTGGTGTTGATATTGTTTGTGCTTCAAATACTACTGAACAAGCCAACATTCTTTTTGAAGAGATAAACAATATGAGAGAACAATCACCTTCATTGTCTAAAGACACTAGAAGTAAGAAGAATATTTTCTTTATCTATTCACCTAAAACAAAGAATAAGATAAAGAAACTATCTGCACAATCAAGAAATAAAGATGGTTACAACATTGAAGTTGGATGTATAGATGAAGTTCATGAGATGACTGATTCTAAAGTTTATGACGCTATCAAACAATCCCAATCAACGAAAAAGGAACCACTCATATTTATTATAACCACCGAAGGAACAACCGTTGGTGGTTTTTTAGATAGTAAACTAGAATATGCTAGAAAGATGATAAAAGGTGAAATTGAAGATGAGAGAGTTTTACCTTGGTTATATTCACAAGACTCAGCAAAAGAGATTTATGATGATCCAAGAACATGGCAAAAGTCTAACCCTAGTTTAGGTGTCGTTAAGACTTCATCATATCTAGAAGATGTCATGAATAAATCAAAGCATGATTTATCAACAAGAGTTACTATGCTTTGTAAAGATTTCAATATCAAGCAAGCAGATTCTGGATCATGGCTGTCTTATGATGATCTAAACAATGAAGAAAGATATAGTCTAGATGATTTAAGAGATAGTTATGCGATTGGTGGTGTAGACTTATCATCAACAACAGATTTAACAGCAGCAATTTTGATTGTTCAGAAAAAAGATAGTAATAAAAAGTTTGTGATTTCACATTTCTTTATGCCAAGTGAAGTTTTAGATAAAAGAATAACAGAAGATAATGTTCCTTATGATATTTGGATAAAAAAAGGCTTTGTAACATTAACTGATGGGAATCAAAATGATTTCAGTCTAGTAACTAAATGGTTTATGAAGATGATTCAGAAATATGGTATTAGACCATTATGGGTGGGTTACGACCCATGGAACTCTCAATATTGGATTAAAGAAATGGAAGACCTAGGGTTTAACATGGAAAAAGTCAGACAAGGTATATATTCATTATCAGAACCCATGAAACAAATGGAAGCAGACCTTAAAAACAATTTATTAGTTTATGATAACAATCCTATACTTAAATGGTGTTTATCTAATACACAAGCTAAAGTAGATTTAAATGGAAACATTCAACCTTCAAAACTAAACTCCAAGTACAAAAGAATTGACGGCACAGTCGCATTGATTATTGCATATGCTGTTTTGAATAGATACAAGATAGATTTTGAAAACATGGTGAACTAAAAGCTGGAGGTGCTCATGCCAATATTTAAACGAAAAAACAAAACTGGTTCAATCGATGCCTTGCAAATCATCAACAACACAAACACATTCTATACACCTTTTGGAACGAACATTTCTAAAAGTGATGTCGTGAAGATTTGTATTGATCGAGTGGCCAGTCAATGTGCAAAACTAAAACCAAGATACATCAAAATAGAAAACGATAAGACAGTTTCCGAGAAAAGCGGAAAGCTGTCTTTTCTTTTGAAGCATAAGCCAAATGAAATCATGACACCTTATGATTTTATCTATAAGGTTGTTACTACATTACTACTTAAAGATAATGCTTTTATTTATCCTAGGTTTGATAAATATACAGGGTATCTTATAGGTCTTTATCCACTTAAACCCATTACAGTTGAAATGGTCATAGATCAGAGTGATCATTATTATATAAAGTTTTTATTTGAAAATGGTGATTCATATACATTACCGTATGAGAATATCATTCATTTAAGAAAACATTATGGACAAAATGATATCTTTGGTGGGAATGGATCAAGTGGTGATCATGAAGCAATCCTTAAAACAATCTCAATTAATGACAGTTTATTACAAGGTATTGATAACGCCATAAAATCATCGATGCAGATTAAAGGGATTGTAAAGATGAATGGGATGTTATCAGAAGCGGATAAGAAAAAACAACGAGAACTCTTTGATAGTGCACTTTCTGATTCAGTTAACAATAAAGGTAGTTCTATCATTCCCATTGATTTAAAGAGTGAATATATCCCTTTAGATGTTGATCCAAAGCTAATCGATAAAGACACGCTAGAATTCTTACAGTCAAAAATCCTAGATTACTTTGGCGTATCAGTTCCCATATTTACAAGTAAGTATACAGAAGATGAATATAACTCGTTTTACGAGTCAACCATAGAGCCTTTAGCTATTCAACTTAGCGAGGCTTTTTCTATAGGCTTACTAACCAATAATCAATTAGAACGAGGTGAAGAGATTGTATTCTTTAGTGAAAGATTACAATACGCTTCATGGAATACCAAAGTCACTGCGATTGAGAAGCTCATGAGCCTAGGGATTATGTCTTTAAATGAATCAAGAGCATTACTTGGGTTAGAACCCATCGAAGGTGGATATAAACGCCTTCAATCATTAAACTTTGTGGATGCTGATAAAGCAAACTTATATCAAGTAGGAATGAAAGAGGAAGAAGATCATGAAAGTAACGATTAATGGAAAAATATCAAATGAAGCATTAAAAAGTATTTTAGAAACACAAAAAGAAAAGACAAAAACCATCACTGATTTTTGTAAGAAAGAAAAGCTAGAAGCTTTTTCATACAAAGACTCAGAACTTGAGTTTGACTATGAACAAGAAATAAAACCTAAACAAACCAAAAAAGTAGAGGTAAGAACCAATGATAAAAGAAACTAGACTTGCAGAAGTCAGTCTTCATGAAGATGAAGGCAAGATGATTTTAGAAGGTTATGCTTTAGTCTTTAATCAAGAAACCTTAATCGGCGATGAAACTTATGGATTTATTGAAGAAATATCACCTACAGCTTTAGGGGAAACTAAAATGAAGGATGTTCCTATGAAATATAATCATATGGACTCCTTTTTAATTATTGCTAGAACCAAGAATAAATCGCTAGAACTTACCGTTGATCATATAGGTCTTAAAGTGAGAGCAGAACTCTTAGATACAAGTCATAACCAGGATATCTATAAAATGGTTAGAAGCGGACTTTTAGATAAAATGAGTTTTGCTTTTACAGTTGATGAACAAGTGTGGAACCGTGAAGGAGACATTCCAAAAAGGACTATAACTAAGATAGAAAGATTGTATGATGTGTCGGTTGTGGATACACCTGCATATGATGCAACCTCTATATACGCTCGTTCTTTAGAATCCATGGAGTTGGAACTAAAGACTATGGAGTTAGCAGAGCAAAAAGAAAAATCAAATCTAATTAAAAAACGTATCAAAATTAAATCAAAAATCTAAGGAGAGAAAAAAATCATGAATTTAGAATTAAGAAGAAAAGAAATCGAGTCACGATTAAAAGAAATTAGAAGTCTAGTAGATACAGAAGCTGATCTAGAAAAACTAGAAGCGCTTGATACAGAAACAACAACCCTTCAAGAAGAAAGAGCGTCGATTGATAAGAAGATGGCGATTGCTTCTAAAACAGAGTTTAAACCGATCCAAGTCGATAACCGTCAAATGGTTGATAAAGAAAAACTTGAGACCAGAGGACAAAGCTTAAAAGAAAGTAGAGTCATTCAAGTATCAAGTTCTGAGATCTTACTCCCAGATCACACGTCAACGAATCTTGCACCAGTTCCATTTGCTCAAGTGTCAAGTTTAGTTGATCGTGTGAATGTTATTAACTTAAATGGTGGTGAGACTTATAAGAAATCGTTTGTAAAATCTAATGGTATTGCAGGTACAACTGCAGAAGGTGGAGCTTACTCAGAAACTGAACCAGCATTTGGTTACTTAACGATTTCAAAAGTTAAGATTACTGCTTATACAGAGATTACTGAAGAGTTAGAAAAACTACCTTCGATTCCTTATCAAGCAGAAGTCTTAAGAAACATTAATATATCACTTAAAAAGAAAATCAGTGAACAAATCCTACGTGGTGCTGGAACAACCAACACATTCACTGGTATTTTCAGTGATGCAGCTATTGCACTTGCGGATAAGCCAGCACTTGAAGTTGAAGCAATTACGGATTCAACACTAGATGACATTGTCTTTGCATATGGTGGCGATGAAGAAGTCGAAGGTGGTGCGGTTCTTATCTTGAATAAGAATGACTTGCGTGCATTTGCTGGACTTAAGACACAAGAAGGTCGTAAGGTTCATTCAATTGACTATGTCAACAAAACGATTGATGGTATTCCTTATATCATTAATTCACATTGTAAAGCTATCTCAGATAGTAATACAGTAGCTGGTGAATATGGTATCGCTTATGGTGCCCTTAAGAACTATGAAGTACCAGTGTTCTCACCAGTAGAAATTGGAAAATCAACAGATTATAAATTTAAAGACGGTATTATCAGTTATAAAGCGTCAGTCTTTACTGGTGGTAACGTTGTCGGTTATAACGGCTTCTTACGTATTAAGAAGAAAGCTGCACCTGCAGGTTAATTTTAGTTAAGAAAGGATTGATCCCATCATGATTTTAGATATTGTAAAAAAGGCTTTACTCATCCCCCAAGTAGAGACTTATGCTGATGATGAGTTAAACACGCACATCAATAGCTGTAAACATTATTTGATGAGTTGTGGGGTTGATCCTTCTTATATAAATGATGAATCAAATCCAATGGTTAGTACAGTCATTATTATTTATGTGAAGACATTTTATGGCTTTAAAAACGATGGAAGCGCAAAAGAACTACCCAAGTCATTTGATATGCTGGTAGGTCAACTCGCATTAACAAAAGGGAGCTAAACAAAATGTATCCAAATTCCCCCAATATAAGAATGCACTTACTAACCTTGGAGATGATTCCTAACACCATGGGTGTGGTGAGTTATCAGTTTAAGTCAAAAAAAGAAGTGATTGGTATTAACTTTTCGATTACTTCAAGAGAGTATTACGAAAGTAAACGTTCAGATATAAGAATAGATATCGCTGTAAAAGTACAAGGGATTGTCTATGATGGTTCTAAGTATGTGGATATCGGACAAATTATCTATAAGATAGAAAGAACCTATCAAGCAGGACAGTTTATTGAGCTCTATTTAAAAAGAACATCCATCAAGTTAGGTGATATTATTGATTACACTTGATGACTTAGGACAAGCGATTGAAGATGAAATAGAAAGTTATGTAGAAGGCTTAATTCCTAAGCTTGAGAAAAGACTGAGTGATACTGCAGAAGATATATTAAATTACATAAAACGCAATGCGCCAAGAAGTGGCTATAAAAATGCATTTTCGGATTCGTTTGTCGCAACCTCACAAGGTAGTGGCATGAATCAATCCATATCTATTTATTCTGAAGGTAAAGGTGGACTCACTCATTTACTTGAGTTTGGCTATACACACCGAAGTGGAAAATATGTTGGACCAAGACCTTTTATGAGACCTGCTTATGATATGTTTACACCAAAGATGTTAGAAGATATCAAAGAAATCATTTCTAAAGGAAACTGATATGAAAGAAATTTTAGAATCACTTTTCAATACATTAAGTTCTGTTTTACCAGGACAAGTTTCATATGGTAAAAAAGATAGTATAGATGAAAGTGATGATTATATCATTTATCAAGAACTATCAAATAGAGGATCCATGTATGCGGATGATAAAGTCACCATGCGTATACTGACGATCCAACTTAATTTAATAACAAAGCAAAAGAACCTCGAGTTAGAAGAAAAGCTCGAGGTATCTTTGTATTATGGTGGTTATGAGTTTCAAATGATCACTGAATATCAAAATGAAGACGGTTCAATAAACCGTGTATATGAAATCAAATTGGAGGTTTTATAACAATGAGTAATAAAGTAACATTTGGTTTAACCAATGTGCACTATGCACTGGCAACACAAACAGAAGATGGTAGTTGGACCTTTGGCCTACCTAAACGTTTAGAAGGGGCACAAGAAATTACAACTGAAGCAATCGGTGGAAGCTCACAAGTTTATGCAGATGATAAGGTGATTAAGACACTTGTATCAAATTCAGGATCTAACGTGACACTAAAATTCACTGAAATTGATGAAGCTTTTAAAAAGGATATCTTTGGTTTCTTAGAAGATACCAATGGGAACTTAATAGAAATTGTAAATGCAGAAACAAAAACATTTGCATTAGGCTATGAAATTCAAGGGGACATGAAAGCAAGACGTATTTGGTATTTCTTATGTACAGCGTCTCCTTCAGGTGACTCAAGTAAAACAAAATCAGATTCTATTGAAGCAAACTCAATCGAACTTAATATTACAGCTAGACCTATTGAAGCAGGAAATAATCTCATCTTAAGAGCAATTGCAGGCGCAACAGATACAAACTACGCAACATTTCTAGCAACTGCACCTACGCTTCCAACATTTTTATAAGGAGTAGCACATGGAAAAAACACTTAATCTAGGCGATAAGGACTATCGCCTGCATTCATCACTATTTACGATTATTGATTACCGTAATGTATTTTCAACGGAACTATTTGGCGATATTAAAAAACTAGAAAAGACTGGAAAAAAAGAAGAAGACTTATCGACAGTCATTGATACGATCTTTAGAATCATCTATGTGCTTCATCGACCTTTTAGCAAACAATCATATAACGACTTTTTAATGTCACTTGATTTTGGTTTGTTAAGTAACCAAGATGAATTACAAAATCTGACGAATACGATAGGTGAAATGCTCGGGACATTTCAGAAAAGCACACCCACACCCAGCAAATCAAAGTAGCACTGAAGAAAAAGACATCACAGCAAACATCATATTTAATCTTGCACATCTAAGATTATCAATTGAAGATACCAAGTCATTTGACCTAGATACATACTTTTCAATTGTAGAACTTGAAAAGAATGTCATTACTGGTAACAAAACAAGTAAAAGAGCAACACAAAATGACATTGATAACTTTTTAATATAATAATCATATATTTTGCTGATTATTTTTGATATAATCTTTATATTAGAAAATCTGGAGAAATCGATATGAATTTAAAAGAAAAAGCAGCAAAATTAAAAATTGACATACCTGCAATATTCATTGCTCTGAAACATAAAGAAACTCCTTTTGCCGCAAAATTTTTTGCTGCTATTACAATTGTCTATGCTTTATCACCAATTGATCTTATACCGGATTTTATTCCCGTGTTAGGTTATTTAGATGATTTAATCATATTACCCATTTTTATAACTCTCACAATTAAAGCAATACCTCAAGAGCAGTTTGCACTGTATCGAAGAGAGGCGGAAGGAATTTGGATGAATGGAAAGCCAAAAAAGTGGTACTACGCAATTCCATTTGCTATTATTTGGTTTGTGATTATTGTTCTCATACTCAAAACAATTTTGTAATATCTCATTAGAATCTTAACACATCAAATCTGATGTGTTTTTTTATGCATTGGAGGTGGAAACATCGCAGAAACAGTAAAAGGACTCAATATCAAACTTAGCCTTGATGGTAGAGATTTAGAAAATGAATTAAAAGATATTAAAAAAGATCTCAAGGAACAAAATAAAGATCTAAAAGCCATTAATGCTAATCTAAGGTATGATAGTTCTAATCTTGATTTATGGAAATCAAAACAGGATAAGTTAAATAGTATTTTACAAACTACAAAGAAAAGACTAGATACACAAAACTTAGAACTTGAAAAAGCAAAAAAAGCAGTTCAGATCGGTGACATGAGTCAAGATGAGTTTAATAAGCTTAAACGAAATGTCCAATACACAGAAGCTGAGCTTGCAAAACTTAATGGCCAGCTTAGTAATACAAATAGTAAAATCAAAGAACTAAGTAATGCCAAGTTTGATAAAATAGGTAAACTTGGTTCATCACTGACAAAATCTGTAACGGTTCCTATCTTAGGAGCCGTTTCTGCTTTAACAGCCTTTTCGATAAAGACTGCTTATACAGCTGACGAGATTGGTGATACAGCAGAGAAGATTGGCTTGTCAGCTGAAGCATTTCAAGAGTGGAATCATACCGCAACTATTCTAGGTGTCTCAACAGAAAGAATGGAACGCGCCTTTGTTAAGGTTAACGGTATCTTAGGTGATATCGCAACTGGTAATGGAGATAAGTTTGCCGATAGCCTAGCTTTAATTGGTTTAACTGTTGATGACTTAAAAGGCAAAAACACCGATGAAGCATTTCTTATTATTAGAGATGCCTTAAGTAAAGTGGAAGATGAAACCATCAGAGTTGGTGTAGCCAATGATTTATTAAGTGAACGTGTTGCGGCTGATATTATTCCGGTTTTATCTAAAGAAGCAGAAGTAATTAATGACTTAAGACAAGAAGCAAGAGAACTCGGTATTGTGACCAATGAACAAGCTGCACAAGCTGGTGAATTCACCGATGCACTTGATAGAACCAAACAAGCTCTATCAAGTTTAGCAGTAGATATTGCAAGTACACTCATGCCAGTGATACAAAATCTTATAATCAAAGTTAGAGATGAAATGATACCAGTTGTTAAAGACTGGATAACAAGATGGAATAATCTAGATTCAGATACAAAGAAAATGATCGCAACACTCATAGGGTTAGTTGCTGCTATAGGTCCGGTGCTCGGGGTTGTCGGTAAGGTTGGACCACTTTTAAATATTGTGGCCATGACCCTTAAAGGTGTCGGGTCTGCAGGACTTTTTGCGGGGGCAGGTATAAACTTCGCCACGCTTGGCATAGGCGCGCTTATCGCCATTTTAGCCCTTGCTTTATTTCAAAGTGAAGAGTTTAGAGTCTTGCTTGATAGACTCATGGAAACCTTCATGTTGTTGCTTCCTCCGATCATGATGATTGTTGATGCACTGCTTACTGCATTACAACCAATTCTAGATGTGATTATTGATTTAGTTGTCATGCTTGTTGATTTATTAGTGCCTATCTTAGATGTTTTACTCATGCCACTGATTATGCAGGTGACGATGTTTGCTGAGATATTAGAAGCACTGGCACCCTTGATTACAACTTTAGGTCAAGTCTTACAAGCAATATTAGTTCCAGCCATTAAAGTCTTAAAGACCGTACTTGATCCCATCTTAAAAGTGGTTCAAAAAATTATCGAGTTCATTCAGAAAATCTTTGAATGGATTGGAGAGTTACCTAAAAAGATAGGCGACTTTGGAGGTAAGGTTAAAAATGTGTTTGGTAGTGTCACAGAAGGGATTAATAACATTGCAACAAACGTCACTGAAGGTATTAGTGATTTTGCAGGTAAAGCTGCAGATAAAGTTGGCGGATTTTTTGGTAAGGTTGGAGGGTTTTTTAGTGATACATTTAACCTAAAAGGATCTAGCCAGACACTTAACACCACAAATTCATCGACAAGTACTGCAAATACAAACCATATTACAATCAATACAACCTCACCAACCTTTGATATTGATTCTATCAATCAAGCATTAGGAGGTAGTGTCATTTGATTAGAGCATTTTACTTAGAAAACGAATATGGTGAATTGTATTATTTTAACCATAAAAACCAAACGATAATAACCCAAGCCAGTGGTCTTGGGTTTTCTTTAGATATTAAGTATTTAGAATACAGCAAATACTTTGCAAAAACTGAAAGCAATCTTCCACTAACCGATATTACTGAAACACTGATATTTTTAAAAGGCTATCAAGGATATAAAGACTTTGTGGATTACTTATCACGTTCCAAAGATGCGTTAAAGATGCATTATGAAACACCTGCCTTTAAAGCATATTGTTATGTTGATGTTTTAAGTCTATCTAAAGGTGAGTTAGTCGCATCAACCATTCAGAGTCAGATTGTTTTTAAAAAAGTATCCATGTGGTATAAGGAAAAAACCTTTGAGATTATTGCTAATGGTAATCAGTCTGGTAAAGTCTATCCATATAGTTATCCTTATCATTATGAGAGTTCTTATCAAGGACTCATTCATATCAATAATCAAGGATTAGATGAGGCACCAATTAACATTGAAATCCATGGTTCCTTTTATCATCCTGAAGTATCAATTTTAAAAAATGGCTATGTCATCTCAAAAATGAAGCTGTATGTAGAATCAGAAAATGCATCACTAAAAATCATAGCTATACCAAGTAAACAAGAAATCACACTCATAGAAAACGGTACTACACAAGATGTTTACGGCCTGCAGGATTTTCAAGAAGATAATTTCTTATTTGTGAATCATGGGAATTATGAGATTGAATTTAAACCAGGTGTCGCGACAGAGTCTTTATGTAAAGTAACGCTACTTGAAGGGTATATGGGTATCTAGTATGAAACTCATATTTTTAGATAGAAAAACTCTTCACTATAAAGATTATGCACCAGTTGGGAAAGTATATGAGATTAATCTTGATATGGTGATCATCCAGCGTTCAGTTTTTAAAGCCAATAAAACCAATATCCAAACGTCCATAGGAGACATTGTCATAGCCTCTAATGAATTATTTTCATATATAGGCATCTTAGAAAGCATCGAACAAAAAGACGATCATTCAACTATCATTAAAGCTCTTGATTTTAGAGAGATTTTTAATTTGGATATACCGGTTACTAGTTTCACCGGTGATTTAATCGATTACTTGTATCAAGTGATTCATGCGCATTTTAAAGTGAATAGTGATTCTATGCAAAACCTAGACTATCTAACTGTTCAAAAAGATGCGAGTGTTTATGGAACACTCAGTTTTGAAGCAGATAAGATTGATAGTATCTCAAAACTCTTTGAACTTGTTTCAAAGACCTATGGGATTAGCTTTCAAACAGAAGTAAACTACGTGAGAGGTCGGATAACAGGTATTTTATTTAGGATAGTCCATGTGAATGAAGGTCTCGTGATGAAGAGTAATTTTTCATCGGTTCTAAATATCGAAACCAATGATTCATCTTCACAAGTGATTAATAAGATTATCTTTTATCCAAGAAGTGATAATGAGATTTATAAAGACATTAAAACCTATTACTTACTTACAAGTGGGAATATCACAGAAGATGAGAATCATGTAAATCGATATCATTCAGTGATGGCCAAGTCATTTATTTATGCAGATAAAGAAGTAGATACGCTAGAAACTAAGGCTAGAAGTGAAATGATGACATCCAAACTTGATCATTATATTTCATTTAATTTAGATCTAAATAATAAAGTATTTAAACCCTTTATGAACTTTCATTTAGGGGATTATATCTCATTCATTCATAAACATAAAACCTATGACACGGTTGTAACAGGTATCTTGTTTAAAGATACGCTTAAGGTCGCAAAAATAACCTTAGGTGAATATAGGGTTAAGCTTACAGAAAAAATTCAGCTTTTAAGTAAAGCGAAAACAACTACTTCAAGTAGTGTCACGATTACCAATACCAATTTAGATGGAGGTGAATTCTAATGGGAATTCAAAAAGTAACCTTTGAAAGTGGTAATGTTACCGCGAAAATTGATGCAGATTTGTATCACTTTTTTTATTCAAAGGATATTGGGATATTAAAAGGATTAAAAAATGAGTGTCAAGTAACACTCGCAAATAATACATTAACGTTTCAAGACGGTTATGTATCTGTGTATGGCCGTATTATCTATATTGAAAATCAAACAACGATAGGGATTACACCTGATTCTAACAAGAATGGCTATGTCGTCCTTGGCGTTAATACTGCAACCAATGAAGTGAGTCTTTATTTAAAAGAACAAGCCAGTGGGTATCCTTCACTTGTTCTAACTAACTTATTAACAACAGAAGGACTCTATGAATTTGTTTTATGTGCATATACAAAGACAACCACATCCGTGTCCATCAATCAAACGTATTCTAGAAAAGTCATTTTAAATGATAAAGATAAAATAGCTGATTTAGAAAACAAGATATTAGATCGATATAGACCGGTTAGAAAAAATCTAACCAAAGTATCAAATGGTGTTTATCAGTTTTTTAATACATCATCAGTAGAATTATCGGAATCACTGGTGTATGTTCTGATTAACAATACAACCATCATTAGTTTTCCAGGAGATAGTTTATTTATTCATGTTGGATCGAACAGAAATATCAGTTACAGGTATGCTGGAGCTGATTACACACTCAGTGTCCTTTATGAAAATGGAGTCGTTACCTTAAGTTGTGGAAATACAACCCATAATATAACATCAGCATATTTAAAAAAATAGGAGGAAAATATGGCAACAATTCAAATTAAAAGAAGAACATCTGCAGGAACAGGACCCCTTACCGGAACAACTGGGGTAGTGAAAGCAGGAGAACCACAAGTCGATTTTAATGGGGAGCATTTGTATATTGCTAAAGCAGATAAAACAGCATCTGTTTCAGTCCCATTAGCAGATAGTGATTATTTAAAAATACCATCAGCTGGTAAAGTTGACGATCAAATCGATACAAAGATTACAGCCCTTGGGCTAGGAAGTGCAGCAACCAAAAACACAGGCACAGGAAATGGGAACATTCCTATTCTAAACTCAAGTGGGAAGTTAGCAGATAGTGTTGTACCAAAGATTGCGATGACCAATACATTTGTTGTGGCAAGTCAAACAGCCATGCTTGGTTTATCAACAGCGCAAGAAGGTGATGTTGCAGTTCGTACAGATTTAAATAAATCATTCATCTTAAAAGCTGCACCTTATTCAACACTAGCCAACTGGCAAGAACTCTTAACCCCAACCGACTCAGTCACAAGTGTTAATGGATCAACTGGGGCAGTTACCGTTACACTCGCTGATTTAGGCGGGGTTGCTGGATCCACTTATAACACACACGTTTCAAGTAATCTTCACTTAACCACTGAACAAAGAACAAAGCTAGCCAATGCGAAAATGTCAACCATTATTACGGCAGAAGGTATGGCACTTGCTTCTAGTGAAACAAACTATGACTCTACAGTACTTACCAATGCACTTAAGTATTTTCCAGTCGTTGATACAGGTTATACACCGACAAAAATTAAATATAAATTAGGTATTGATGCATCAAAAGTATTAACGCCTTCATCAGTGATTGATGGTGGTACTTATTAATGGCCATCATTAGAGTCAAAAGAGGAAGTACTATACCAACGACTTCAAAGTTATCTTATCTTGGTGAATTAGCTTTTGATTATGGGTCGAATGCTTTATATGCTAGAGGACCATCATCAGTTGTAAAAATTGGTGGTGAAATGGAGGTCGTCTATTTTTATGAAGGTTATGGGTATACCCATACCTTACAATATGCCTTTGATCCAAACTTCATTTATAAAGTGCATATCATTTCATCAACCCAAGGCACATCTGCAGATATCTCAGATACCTATATTTATTATAGAACCAGTGCATTATCTAATTTACAAGGCTCTTATATTGCGCATCATGTAAATACTGAAGATAGTGTTCATGATACAAGAGTAGGTAAAAACTCAACTGTTCATTATATCGAAGATAGTTATGCAAGTGGTCCAGTTATATCAAGTGGAGTTACAAAAGTTATTGACTTTGAGATATCACCAACCTTTAAAAGCAGCTATCTAGATACTCAACAATGGGTCGCTTATGGAAAAAGTATCGCAACTCTATCTGGCCAAAGTGATGGTTCAATTAAGTTAGCTGATTTTGTGCATTCTTTTAACGGTGACTTAGGAGCGATGTATATCAATACAGGGCTCAATGCTGGTTCACCGGATTCATTATCCATTACCCTTTATAGAATGAAGAGAAAGTAGGCAGTTATGGCAATTATTAGAGAATTAGAAACGAAGTTTGGTATAAGTGCTTCATATCATAGAATTACAGCTTTTAATATCAGTTATTCTCATAAGAAAATTAGCTTATGTGTCGCAACTTATATATCAAAAGAAGCAAGAGCAAACTTCAATCAACCAGTAGAAGAAATTGATATTGAAATTCCATATGGAGATTTCACAAGTTTCTTAAATGTGAACCCAATTGAAAGAGGTTATCTATGGTTAAAAGAAAATGTCATTGGTTTTGAAGATGCCCTAGATGACTTTGATGTGTTAGAACCAGTGGTTAAACCGGCCGTAGAACATGAACTTGATCCTAACCAAAATTAGAGGGATATTTCCTTATCATAAAATCTTACTAGCTTATTATAGTGGTTCAATCGCTTATGGTATTAATGATGAACTTAGTGATACAGATGTCACTGTTGTCTTAGATGGTTTTAGGGATAATATCCACTTGAACTTAGGACAAGTGGATTTGTTTATCTTTTCAAAAGAGAGATTTCTAGCAAGACATCGCTTTGATGAAACAATAACTGCCTATCATAGATCATCTACTGATACATTTTTGAGTTTAGAGAAAACACTCATCCATATGGATCCGGATTTCAAAGCAACGGTTGATAAGCTATTAAGCATCAATCATAAAGAGTTTTTATTAAAATCATTAGAAGCACAGCTTGAGTACGGGAAAGCAAGATATGAAAACACTAAGGCATTCAAATCTCACTATCATTTCTTTAGATATAGAGGCATCATAGAGCACTATGAAAAGACGGGTAGGTTTGAACTTGTTTGTCCTGAACCATGGTATACCTATATGATCGATTACAAAAACAACTGGTACAATATTAAAGGCAGTAAGTATTATGAGTTATTAGAAGAATCAATAGAATTTATAGAAAACTATATAGAAGGGATGAAGCGGGTTGAATTGGGATAATTTACTGATGTTTTTTAGAATGGAAAATCTGATCTATTGGATTGTCACCATGGTTGTAGTAATCCTTACAACCATAAAGCAATTTAATAGACAAGATAAAAAGAGCAAGACCAACAATGATGAGATATTAAATAACTTACAAAAGATAGATCGTCAGAATGTGAAAATGCTCAATCTCCTTGAAATGCACTCACAAGACATACGTTCTTTAAAGAAAGACGTCAATGTTCTTGAACACCGTGTTTCAAGATTAGAAGATTCACAAGTTAATATATATAAACGTCTAGGAGGACAAAAGAATGACAATACTTGA